TATACACTTAGCATTTGCGCCGTGTCGCTTACATTTAATTTGCCGTTAATTCTATTCGAAATATTGCTACTATCTAAGTTTGCTTTAATCCATTGAAAGCCACTAAAAACATAAAGTCCACTATCGGTTACGTTATACCTTATCTGTCCGGCATCTCTTCCGCCTGTAATATTTCTCAAAGCATTGATATTCAACGGAATAGTTAAAACACTATCGAATAGCATTCTCTTAACTGGTCCATATCCTGCCTGTGGCATAGCTTGATAAACCTGCGCTTTTAGTCCAAAAGATATAAATATTAATGTAATTACAATAATGGCACGTTGCATCCTGTAAATTCGTTTTGTGTTTGAATATTAATTGTTAACTCTACTCCTGCTAAATAATCTTCATACTTATCCGATATCGCATTGAAAGAAACGTTGTCATCTATTGAGTAATTCTTTCTGCCTATTCTAATTAAACTTAAAATGTCAGAAGCAGTTTGTACTTGGTCACTTATTACATCATCCTCAAACTCCGCTTCTTTACCGCTTTTATCTAAAAAGAAAAATTGAACATTATATATTTGTTCTCTGCCTATATTAAAACTACCTGAATTAACACTAAAACAAGCTATCGGATAAATTGGCTGCTCATCTCTTAGTAACCACTCTTTGGGTGTTGCGTGTTTTACTGTCTTTATCATTGCGTGGCTTTGCAATAGACTTGTTATTGTTGTTATTAACTGATTGTAGGTCATAAAATAAAACTCTTTGAATTAGTGCTTTTTTATAAGCCATATATTTATCGAATTGTAAATGAAAATAACTCTCCTGCTTGTGTTACATCTCCAGTAGGTAAGGTAACAATATTACCAACAATTTGTAAATACATAGGATTTGCAGTAGGTAAGTTTGTAATACCTTTAACAAGTCCTGACCTCATTGCAATTAACACTACTTTATTAACCAATCCACCAACTGAGAAACTACTATCTCCTGCTGCCGGTGTATGATAAATAGTTGTTGCTCCTCCTGTTGTTGCATTATTAGAAAATACCCTTACTCCATCAATAATATTACCTAGATAAATTGGACTTGTATATGCTTTTAGTTCAGGGAATATTACATCCAATCCAGTAGCAGGATTAAAGTATTCAGAGAATAACAAATAGTTCTCTCTTAAATAATTAATTAATCTTTGTTTGTAAAACTCTGCAGTCTTTTTATATTCATTACCAATTAATTCTAAATCTGCTCTGCTTGGTGTGTTACTTTCCTCACTTGTTTTTTGCAATATTCCTTTACTAAAAAATTGATAACCTAATCCAAATGGTAATAAACTCATAGTATACCATACTAAGCAATCGGTAATAAAATTATCTAATAAAGACTTTTCTAAATTAGATAAATTACCTGCTTCAATTCCTGACTGTAAACGTAAATATAAAGTTGAACCTAAAGCAGGTTGAACATATAAATCTTGTGCTACTTTAATGTGTGGCTTTAACTGTTTACCATCAATAGCATCACTTATTCCAGTTCTACTCTTAATTAAATTCTCCGATATGAATAATATATTTGCGCTCATTTATTTTTTCTTTTGAATTATTACTGGTTTCCATTCGTGCCTACAATGTGTCTCAATAGTTCCATTATTATTCCAAAATCCACCTACTCTATCAAATACTGAATAACCTAATGTTACACTCATTTGCTGAATGTTAGCACTACTCCATAATCTTGTTTGTGCAAGTTCTACCATCTTTCTACAAAATGGTCTTGATGTTGAAATAATAGTATCTCCTTTTGCATCAGGTCTTTTTGCATAAGTATAAGCAACCGACAAAGTAATTGTTTTTGGCTTATCTAATTTAATATCTGTTTTCTTTCTTTCAATAATAACATCTTCTCCTACCTTAACTTCTTTTGTAGAAATAACATTATTACTAACTAAGTTTTTTAATGATGCCTCTATTACAGCTTTATCTTGCTTTAAATACTCTGCAATCGTTTCGCTAGTGATTCGCTTGTCTTTACTAATTAGATTCAAAATATCGGCTTCTAATTGGCTTAAAACTACTTCTTCCGCAAATTGATTAAAACCTTTAGGAGATTTGCTTGTAATTACTTCATAATCATCTAGCCTTTCGCTAAACTTTTCAAACATTTCTACCAACTCCATTTCTTTATCAACTGCGCTAAATGTCTCGATGTCTAAACCTAAAAAAGTATTTACATCGCTATCAGTAAAAGCAAATCCATTCTTTAACATTAATGCAGCTTGTTCTTTAGAAAGTTTACCATTAGTAAACTGTCTAACAATCCTCATAACATTTTGATATTGTCTGCCGGTAAGATTCTTTATAGAATCATTTGAAGCTGCAATAGGTTGCTCAATTGGATTATTTAAATCTGTTGAAATAGGTGCAGTAACTTCTGATGCTAAACCTAACTTATCCCTTATTTCTTCTCTTGTCATATTAGCAGCCATAACTCCTTCGCTAAATTCAAAACTTAATGGCTCAACTGGTATTAATTCATAATCTCCTTTAATACCTACATATTCAAATAACTGATTAAATACCTCTTCTATCGCTTGTTGTCTTTCGTTTACATATGTATTTGCGAATATCTTATAAGCATCTCTAATCTCTGTTGAACCACCTAATTGACCTTCAGTTTTAATGCCAAATAATGATGGCGAAGTAACCTGATGACAAGCAAAGATTTCTTGCTGAATTAAATTATTTACGTTTGTAAAATCTTCTTTGGTTAGCATAGTAGAAGATAAAGGCAAAATCTCTGCACTATTATCTTTTGACTTGTTAAACATTATAACAACTCTATCGCCTTCGCTTCCAGTAAACTTCTTTTTAATTCCTCTTTCTACTGCTTCTTTTGCTTCCTCTGCCGGTTCGCCACCATTTAAATTAATTAAAGTAGTTGCAACAAAACCATCTTTTGCATTACCTAAAATATGTCTGCTTACCTGTACATCACTTTCAATATAATTTAAACCTTGAAAATAATTTGGTAGAGGGTAAATATCTGACTTAGGATTGTATTGCTTAACAAATAAAATCTGACTTGCTACTGGGTCTTGAATATTAAAAGCAGGATAAATTCTAGGTTTTTCTTTATTATCTTGCCAATCATTCTTTACTTGAAATTCGTTTTGTTCTTTGTTAGTTCTTACTTTATGGTATTCTAAATGGTATACATCCTTAATTTGACCTAATAGGTTATAAATAACTTGTAGATAATAACCACCAAAAAGTTCATCATCTAAAATACATTTTTTAGTAATTTGATTCCACGTTTCGCCTTTAGTATTAGCCTTTTGCTCTACTCCATCCCATCCTTGACCGAATATGTAATTTGTTTTGCTTTTAATTATTGCTCCATGTTTAGGACTTTCATTAAATAATCCTATTAAGTATTCAGGGTAATTATTATTATGTCCAAATTCAACATACCCCTTTGCCTTCTTCTCTTCAAATTTAGGTTGCTCCGCTTGTGCAAATTTTATTGTGATAATATTTTTATAGTCCATAAGTGACAAAATTATTGTTTTGTTCTTCGTATTCTGTTGGTTCGAATGGTGTAGCAGGATTCAAATACATATAACCTTCCTCAACAATTAATCCTGCAACTGTAAAATCACTTGAAGATACTTTTTGATAAATAGAATAACTCCAAAATCCTTCCTCTTTTAAATTAAAAAAGTTATTAACTGTAAATGCAAAACTATCGTATCTACCAGTGATACTCTGATTTGTTGCCATTAACTTAACCACATCGTTTGTAACCCTGTGGATAAACACAAATAAAAAGAAAGGATTACTAATAGTAGCCTTTTCAGTACCTGTGAAATAAATAGTTTGGGAAAGTCCTTTTGTTAAATTAATCATATTAAAAAACCCCGACTTTTTAATCGGTCGGGGCATAAATTGCAAATTTAAAAACTAAACTCCTGCAGTAGTCAATGTAATACCTAATGCGTTTGTAACCTCAAAGAAATCTTCTTTTTCTGTACCTTCAAATTTAAGCATATAACCATTTGCATCCGCTGCTGCTGCACCACTTGTTCCTGTACTAGCTGCTAAATATAATCCTGAACCTTTACCGTACATTCTAAATGTTCCGTCTTTATCTTGAGTAACTGCGATAACCTTATTCTTTGACAAAGTAGTTACAATATTTCTTGTAGTTGCATCTCTTTTATTAATAGGGAAATCCAAAGTTTGCTCAAAAAACAAAGTTCCATTTTCAATAGAACCAGTTGGGTTACTTGTAGCAACCGCACTTGATTTTGTAGGTATTTCAAATTTATAAAATCTCTTACCTGTTAATTTAGTTATTCCAGTAACAACACCACTTGCATCGGATATTGTTACATTTCCGTATTCTGCGAAATAAACTGCATCAATTCCTCCGATTGTTTCTCTACAGTCTATCGTATAACCGCTTACTATTGCACAAGGCATAAATTATAATATTAAAAGGGAGATAGAAACTACCTCCCTATGTTTAAAAATTAGATTGCAGCTAAGAAAGAAACTACCTCATTCGTAAAGGCAACGTTTACTCCCATCTTAAATTCAACACGATATCTTACATCGTTGTTATCTTCAGAATACCACATCTTGTATGAATTCTCTTCGTCTACTAAATCAACTGCCATTGCAATGTTACTCAAAGAAATTGCATAAGCATCTCCTGTAGTATTTAAACCATTTACGCTTATAACTTCAACGTTAGTTCCCGGTAGGATAAATGAAGCAGCTTGTGAATCTTGTGGATTGTAAGCAAATAAATTCAATGCCCTATAAGCAAGAATTAATAAACGATACCAATCATTACCAACAAAGATTTTTACATCTCCTTTGCTCAATACTTGAACAGGGATTGCTTTGTAAATACCTTCAGTAGCAGCAACAACATTTGAAGCATTAATGGTTGCTATTGGAGAACCACTAATTCCTGTAAATCCTGATACGTTTGCGTTAACTGGAGAACCTGCAGCGATTAATTTTTGTAAACCATCAAATTTGTTTGTGTTTGCAGTTGCACCTGTCACATCTCCCTGCCATATTGCAGTTTCAAGTTGAGAAGCAATACGTAAATTCTTTTTATCTAAGAATGCTTTTTGGAAATCTGCATTACCAAAGTCCTCATATGTACTGCCAGCTTTCAGCGCTTCCTGAGTAAAATATGCCTCTAAATCCTTCGG